ACCCGTATTTATGGTGGAAAAGTTATTGAGAACGTGTGCCAAGCCATTGCTAGGTGTATCATTGCAGAGCAGATGTTACGTATTAGTAGGCGATACAAAGTTGTGTTGACAGTTCATGACGCGATCGCCATTGTTGTACGTAACGCTGAAGTCGAGGAAGCCAAGTTGTATGTAGAAGATTGCATGCGGTGGGTTCCCGAGTGGGCCACGGGCCTCCCCGTGAATTGTGAGTCAGGCTATGGCAAGTCATACGGAGATTGTTAATGGATAAGTTACCGGCGTGGTCGTTTTCGTCGATCAAGACATTTGAGCAGTGCCCCAAGAAGTACTACCATTTGAAGGTGGTAAAGGACGTCAAAGAGCAAGAGACAGAGGCGATGCACTACGGGACACGTTTCCACGAGGCGGCTGAGTTTTACATCAAAGATGGCACCCCCCTACCCGAGCCGTTCAAGTTCGCGAAGGGGGCGCTGGACAACCTTAACCAACTGCATGGTGAGAAGTTATGTGAGTTTGAGATGGGGCTTACCGAGAACCTTGAGCCATGTGATTTCAAAGCCCCGAACGTATGGTGGCGGGGTATCGCTGACCTGATCATCCTTGACCGAGACAAAGGTGAGGCGCGGGTGCTAGATTACAAAACAGGCAAGTCTGACAAGTACGCTGACAAGGGGCAACTTGAACTCATGGCCTTGGCTATATTTAAGTTCTTTCCCGAGATCACGCGGGTACGTGCAGGGTTGCTGTTCGTCATTGCGCGGTCATTCCCCAAGGCAAGTTACTCCAAAGATGACGAGCCCGTCTTGTGGCAGAAGTGGCTTAGGGATTATGATCGCATGAAGTTTGCGTACACCAGTAATGTGTGGAACCCCCGCCCGTCAGGGCTGTGTAAGAAGCATTGTGTGGTGTTGAGTTGTTCACATAACGGGAGGGCATGATGCCATATACCAAATCACCTAGACCTTACAAACACGAATACGAAAAGCAGAAGTCGCGTGGCGAACTCGACGAGCGGATGGAACGCCAACGTGCGCGAAGAAAAATGGATGCCAGTTCTCCTGATAAGAATAAGAACGGCAAGGCTGACAAGCGCGAAGGCAAGGACATCGACCACGTCAAGATGTTATCCAAGGGTGGCTCCAATAAGACGGGCGTACGTCTGCTGACACCTGCAAAAAACCGAGCACGTAATGGGCACAGCGTTCGAGAAGCGGGTGGTAAAAAACCTAGTTGACTTCAGCGCAGTAATGCGCTAAATTGATATTTAATAGAACGGCAGTTAGGTGTGAGTGTGCCGTTCGGGGTGTTTCTAGTTGACTGTTTTCAACCCTTTAACCGCACCAGTCAGCATGCGCAAATGGAAACTTTCGAGCGTAGGAACTGACAAGAGTAAGTTGGTGTATCGAGCAGATTGGAGACCCCATTCTGCTCGATATGCTTTATAAAAAATAAGTGAGAACGAATTGGAAATCATAGATAACAAGGCATTGTTGTTGACACTGCGCAACCCGCAACGCGTCACCACAGTCATTCCTAAAAGCAAAGCACTATCCAACAATCAAGTTGTTGTCAAGTGGGGTTTAGACGAAGCCCAAGTTCTGCGCAACCTCAAGATCAAAGGGGTGCCTAGTCCCATCTTGGGACAGTACAACTGGCCGGGTCAGTACAAACCCTTTGACCACCAAAAAACAACATCTGCTTTCCTCACCCTCAACAAACGTGCGTTCTGTCTCAACGAGCAAGGCACAGGCAAGACAGGCTCAGTCATTTGGGCGGCTGACTACCTGCTTAAACAAAAGCGTATTCGACGTGTGCTAGTCATCTCCCCCCTATCCATCATGGACTCCGCATGGAGAGCAGACCTATTTAAGTTTGCCATGCACCGCTCGGTGGACATCGCCTATGGCGCAAGAAACAAACGTCAGGCCGTTATCAATAGCACAGCAGAATTTGTGATCATCAACTACGATGGTGTTGAGATCGTGGCCGATGACATCTCACGGGGCGGGTTTGATTTAATTGTTGTCGACGAGGCCAACGCCTATAAGAACAGCATGACAAAGCGGTGGAAGGTTCTTAACGGCTTGATCAAGCCCGATATGTGGTTGTGGATGCTAACGGGCACCCCTGCCGCGCAGTCCCCCTTGGATGCCTACGGCTTGGCTAAGTTGGTCAACCCCCAAGGTGTGCCCCGTTTCTTCTCATCGTTCAGAGACATGGTCATGCTCAAGCTGACCAACTTTAAATGGATGGCTAAAGAGAACGCAACGACCACAGTATTTAACGCCCTGCAACCTGCGATCAGGTTCACCAAGGATGAGTGCCTAGACCTGCCTGAGATGACGTACGTCAAGCGGACAGTTGAGTTAACCAAGCAACAACAGAAGTACTACGACCTGCTCAAGAAGCGTATGGTGGTGCAAGCCGCAGGGGAAGAAATTACGTCAGTTAATGCTGCCGTCAACATGAGCAAACTCCTGCAAATATCTTGTGGTGCGGTATACACCGACACAGGCGAGACCGTTGAGTTTGATATTAAGAACCGCTATGCCGTACTGCAAGAAGTTATTGAGGAGGCCAGCCAAAAAGTTTTAGTGTTTGTGCCGTTCAAGAGCGTGATCACTATCCTGACAAACAAACTCAATGCCGAAGGTATCAAGACCGAAGTAATCAGTGGTGATGTGCCTTTGAATAAACGCACCGACATCTTTAACAGATTCCAAACTGACCCCAACGACACACGGGTGCTTGTCATCCAACCGCAGTCAGCCGCCCATGGCTTAACCTTGACAGCCGCTAACACCGTGGTGTGGTGGGGGCCAACCTCGTCCCTTGAGACGTACGCACAAGCCAACGCCCGTGTTCATCGCTCGGGTCAGCGACACCCAACAACAGTGGTACAGCTTGTGGGGTCAGGTGTAGAAAGACACGTTTACAACTTACTAGATAATAAAATAGACGTCCACACAAAAATGATTGATCTTTACAAAGAAATACTTGAATAAAGGATAAACCGCCACTATAATATAGATTCCAACAACTAAACGGAGAACGAAATGACAGAAGAAACAGCCAAAGTACCAGTTGAAAAATTGGTCAAGGTATATTTGAAGATGAAGGCCAAGCACGACGAAGCCCGTATTGCCTATGAGGAGGGAGAGAAAATTCTCAAGGGGCAGATGGACAGAGTCAAAGCGGCTTTACTTGTGTACTGCAAGGAACAGAACATTGAAAGTGTGCGTACGGAAGAAGGTTTGTTTTACCGCACTATCAAGGCTAACTATTGGACGAACGATTGGGAGTCCATGCGTAAATTTATTGTAGAGCAGGGCGTGCCCGAACTTCTACATGAGCGTTTGCACCAAGGAAACATGAAACAGTTCCTTGAGGCCAATCCCGAACTGCTACCACCGGGTCTCAACGTGGATAGCGAATACACCATAACTGTACGGAGGAAATGATGACAGAACCGTTTGTGCCGATTGAAACTTTGGCTAAACAATTCACAGTCTCAGTCTCAACTGTACGTGCTTGGTTGCGTCAGGGCTATATCCCCAAAGACACATACGTGAAGGTAGGCAACACCTATCGTTTCAATGTGTCCCAAGTGGTAGCCGCCCTGTCTAGCAAACCCAAGGACGACGTGAAGATGATTGAACCTGATGCCGGACTACCCGTCCAACTTGAATTTGATTTTGAAACAACTGATAAAGATATTTAACCGGAGAACGAAATGAGCGAATTAACAATTTTTGGCAAACCAAACAACGCCGCACTTGCCCTGCTTGGCGGTATCGAAGACAACCTGACAAGCACTCTTGCGGGTAACACAGGTAGCGGCAATCGTCGCATCTCCATTGAAGGCGGTGCATTCCGCGAATTCATTGGCGGTAAAGAAGTTCGCGTCAGCGAAGAACGTGCAATGAACGTTGTGTTGGTCAATGCCGCACCCGTATCTCGTATGTTCTTTGAGGGCGTGTACCAAAAGGGCAAGATCACAAAGCCAACATGTTGGTCGTCTGATACCCAACGCCCCGACCCCGCTGTTCCACAAGATCAGCGCCAAGCGACATTCTGCAAGGACTGCTCACAACACGTTAAGGGTTCTGCCGCAAGTGGCGAAGGTCGTGCATGCCGATTCCAACAGCGTATTGCTGTGATGATCGAGAGTGGATTGAACAAGCAAGAGGTTTATCAAATCAATCTGCCATCAACATCTGTGTTCGGTGATGCAGAAGGTAAGAAGATGCCACTGCAAGCCTATGGTCGCTACCTCAAGGCGCACAACACACACGCCATTAGCATCGTGACCGAGATGCGTTTTGACATTGACAGCGCAACACCTAAGTTGATCTTCAAGCCAGTACGTGCATTGGAAGAAGAAGAGTTGCGCGTTGCATTAGAGATGCGTGATCATGCTGACACTATCAAGGCAATCACTTTGAATGTGTCACAGATGGATGGTGTGATTCCCGCACCGAAAGCCATCGAAGCCGCCCCTGCCCCCGCACCCAAGGCCGCATCAAAGCCTGCCAAGGTTGAAGCCGAGGAAGTTGTTGAAGAGCCTATCAAGGTAACAAAGAAGGCCGCAACCCCTGCGGCTGAGAAGTCTGATATCGCTGACATCGTGGGTGATTGGGACGACTAAAAAGTCTGGGGGGAAAGCCGTCTTATACTTTTCGAAAGCTTGTAGACGGGCGGTTAGTACCCCCACCTTTTGGTTAACTCATTCACTTTAACTATCGGCGGATATGGAAACTAAAACATTTTTGGAGGCAGTGTTGGGAGACACTGGGTTCTACTGTGTCTTTGCGGGTCGTTTATCAGACGAACGCAAGGTGCAGAAGTTCTACAGTTCCCTCGACGAAGTTATCCATGCCGCCCACAATTTGGACAACGAAGGTTATGACGCTTATTTTGCACTCGGTACGTTTGAAGAGGCGGGGTCTCGTAAAGTACCCAACGTAAAACAACTTAGGTCGTTCTTCTTAGATTTAGACTGTGGGCCGTCAAAGGACTACGAAACACAGGCAGACGCGTTACTAGCACTACGCACGTTCTGCAAAACAGTAAGACTACCGAAGCCAACACTCGTAAACTCAGGGCGTGGTATTCACGTGTACTGGCCACTGACTGAACCTGTTTCACGTGAAATATGGATTCCTGTTGCGGAGCGGTTCAAAAGACTGTGCCGTGAACACAATATGTATGGTGACCCTGCGGTTACTGCTGATGCGGCTCGGGTGCTTAGAGTTCCCCTGACGCACAATCACAAAGACACTCCACCGAAAGATGTGGTGTTTATTGGCTCCCCTGCTGACCCAATTCCGTTTGAGTTGTTCTGCAACTTGATCGGGGACGACGATGTGCCGCTTGCACCCAAGAAGTATGCACCCCGTGAAGCGGACGCAATGATGCAAGCCCTGTCGGGTAGTTACATCAGTCGTTTCAAAACCATCCTGATTAGAACTCAGGCGGGTAGTGGGTGCGCACAGATTGGCGAAGCGGTGATGAATCAGAACAACATTTCTGAACCACTGTGGCGAGCCGCATTATCTATTGCTAAGTTCTGTGTTGATGGGGGCAAAGCCATCCACAAGATTTCAAGCAACCATGAGGAATACACTGCCGAGCGTACCGAAGCCAAGGTTGACCTGATCAAAGGCCCATACCTGTGCGAACGCTTTGACGAGTACCGCCCTAATGTCTGCACGAACTGTCAACATTGGGGCAAGATTAAGTCACCCATTTCGCTTGGGCGAGAGGTACAAGAGGCTGAGGAAGCGGATAACGTAGTGGTGCAAAAGCCGCTTGGTATTCACAACGCAACCCCTATTAAGTACAACATACCCAAGTACCCCCACCCGTATTTCCGTGGGAAGAATGGTGGAGTGTTCAAGCACTCCAAGAACGCTGAAGGCGAAGACAAAGACGTCATGGTTTATTTCAATGACTTGTATGTTGTGCGTCGCTTGAAAGACCCCGAGATAGGTGAAGCGTTGGTGATGAGATTGCACCTACCAAGGGACGGGGTGCGTGAGTTCACGTTGCCTCTGACTGCGGTAGGAACTAAAGATGAGTTCAGAAAATACTTAGCCGCGCATGGCGTTGCCGTCTTGAACGTGGGTGAGTTGATGGAGTACACAATGAGATGGGTAAACGAGTTACAGTTTACGGCTGAAGCTGACGAAGCACGTAGACAGTTTGGTTGGACAGATGACAAGGGCTCATCCTTTTGCCTTGGCAATATGGAAGTGTTCAAAGATCGCGTTGAGATCAATTCGCCTTCAGGTGCAACTGCGGGTCTATTCCCTGCCTTCAACCCAAAAGGTTCGTTGGAAGAGTGGAAAAAAACCATGTCGTTCTACAACAAGGCCGGTATGGAGATGCACCAATTCATAGTTGGTATGTCATTCGGTGCGGTGTTGATGGAGTTTCAACCAATCAATGCGGCGGCGTTTCACATATACAGTAAAGGCTCTGGTCTTGGTAAGACAACAGCAATGTTGGCAGGTGCCTCAATATGGGGTGACCCTGATCTGACCATGCTTCAAGAGCGAGATACGTACAACTCAAAGATGAACCGCGCTGAGGTCTACAAAAACCTGTGCGTGTACATGGATGAGATGACTAACACTGCGCCGAAAGACCTGTCCGACTTTGCCTATCAACTTCCTAGTGGTATGCAACGAAACCGCATGGGGCCTAAAGGTAACGTTGAGCGGGTACGTGGTAAGCCATGGAAAACTTTGTTTGGTACAACGGGTAACACCAGCATGATTGAGCGCATCGCGCTATACAAGGCTCTGCCACAAGCGGAAGCCCAACGGGTATTGGAATACAAAGCCGTACCTGTCAATTTTGAAACCAAGGAAGAGACAGACAAGTTTAGTGCCGCGATCAAGGAACACTATGGATTAGCGGCTGTACCATATCTTCAGTACATCATGAACAATCTGGAACCAGTGAAAGAACTTGCCTTGACAACTCAACGCAAGATTGACATAGCGGCTGGCCTCAAAGCCGATAACCGCTTTTGGTCTGTCTTATCATCGCGTTCAATTACTGGCCTGATGTTGGCTAAGAAGATGGGTTTGATTGACTGGCAGATTGCACCCATCGTGCAGTGGATTATTAAGGTCATGCAAGACGCACGCACCGACATGGCCGAGATGGGCGTTAATGTTGAAAGCATCCTGACAGATTACTTGGCAGATCACTACAACGGTATTTTACGTATCAAGAGTACGGATGATGCACGTAAACAAGCAACTGGGTTAGATCACTTGATTCACCCCGAAGCCGTACCACGAATGAACTTTGTGGCTCGGTACGAGTACGACATTAAAAGGTTGTACCTTCTGCCCAAGCCGCTCAAAGAGTGGTGCGGTAAACAACAGATCAACTATGGTGGATTTGTTGATGGTCTAAAAACAGGACGCACGAAAGCAAAGAAGGAAAAGGTTCGTTTGGGTAAAGGCACCCATTCAAACTGGCCGCCTGTTGATGCGATTACTGTGGACTGCTCATCATTTATGGACGATGAAACTGAGCAAAGTATGGCGACAACCGCCGCGCTCTTCCAAAAATAGACTGCACCTTGACGACCTCGCCCCTGATGGGGTGCGGTTTGTCCTCAATTGGGATAACTTCCCGATAGGTGGGTCTGTATTTATACCATGTATAAATACCTTGGAGTGCGTGCGGCAGGTCTACGATATTACCCAAAGACGTTATTGGGTGGTGGAATATCGCCCCCGTATAGAAGATGGCAGGTGGGGGGTTCGTATTTGGAGACGACTGTGATACTATTCCGACCGACAGGTTGCCTGTCTCCTTCGTTCTCCTTAGAGGAGTTTATCCCCCGCCCTAATAAGCGGGGGATTTTTTATTCCTCGTCTTCGTCGTCGTACTCGCGGATGTTGCGCATCAACTCAGGGCGCAGTGACTTGTTAATCGTAATGCCGTGGTACATCTCAGAGGTTGTCCGCATGTGCTGTGCCATGGAGTTGTCGATGGTGTCCGGTGTAATTGCCGCAGTCGGGTGCTTCTTATTGAAGTCAAGCATCTTCTGCAACACACTTGCGCGTTCCTGTCCATCGCCGTTACGGGTAGCAATATAAAAGTTGCGCAGTAACTTAGTGCGGTCTTCCATGGTCTTACGCTCAATGTTCTTCAGGGAACTATTGATCTCCAACTGACGGGTGTACTCGGCAGGGGCAAAACCAAAGAACTGAGCAAACGTATTCCAATAGCCAAGGTCACCAGTGATAGGGTCACCACGCAGGGTGTTTGCGCCCTCAGTTCCAAAACGCATGGCTTTTAGCATGTTACCCATTGCGGAGGGGAGCATCTGCTCAATACCGCGCTCGGTGTAGCCTTCGTTGATTAACTTTAGACCACGTTCCATACGGCTTGCAACGCCAAGTACAGGGCCACCTGCTTGCTCCATAATACTCAGTAAGACGCTATCGCTTGGTTTTGTGGTGGTGTCGCGGAACAACAAGTCGCTCAGACCCACACGATTGGCGATCTCTACGCCAAACACAGCATTACCGAGACCACTGTAGTACAACTCGCCCATCCACTTACGTGTGGCTGTGTCCATATCATCGTCATCGTCGCCCTTAAAGATGTTGTAGACCATGGCGGCAACACCAAACATTGGCACACCGGATGCACCGGCAATCAGAGCGGCAGAGCCATAGATACCGGCGATCTGTTTCATAGCGGCTTTACGGACTTCGGGGTCTTGGTCTTTCAACGCATCCCGCGCGGTTTTAAACAGCATGTAGTACATGGACACGCCATAGCGCTTGTACATAAAAAGAACTTTACCCAAAGGCCCTTGAGCAATACGCGGCGCAGCGGCGGCGGCTGTTCCACCATTGGTAAGTTCTGTTACGTACACCGCATAGTCAGCGGCTTCTTGTTCTGCCTTGGCGTCAAGAGTGCGACCCTTCTTGCGCATCTGATTAAGTTCCAATTCATAAGCGGCAATCAGTGCAACTTGGCGGTTCATGCGTTCGCCATGATGAAATACAAAACCGGAAGCGGCATTGACCTTGGTCAGTAAGTTGTTCTCTTCGGTTACGTCAAGGATGTCGTAAATCTGTGAGCGGTTTAACTGACCACGGGCACTCGCTACCTTGACCAAAGTCTTAAGGTGCTTTAACTCAGGGTTCTTCGTAAAGTCATAGTTGTCCATGGATGGGAAAGCTTTAACCTTCACCTTCTTCTCACCCTTGTCGGTTGGAACCAACATCTCCACTTCACGGTCAAATCCGCTATTAGTAAAAATACGGGCAGCCCGGCCAAGCGCAACTGACGTAACACCGTATCCATACTTACCACCTAAGTAGGGCATCACAACCAACGGAATCTGCGCTAAGTTGACAATGGCTGACGACACGTTAAAACCGAGCGTCATGTTGAAACCAAACGATGTGGCTAACTTAGACCACTGCGGTACGTTAGGGCTGATAGCGTAGTCAATACGTGCATCCATCTCGTCCATGTACTGCACGGCTTCTTCTTGGTTGCCTTGGCTACGAACGTAGTCTTTAATTTCGGTACGCAGTTTCTCAAACTTCTGCCCATACTCCATGTTAGAAAGTTGGCGGGACAGGCTAAACGTCTTCGTACGCAATGCACCAATGGCATCGTGTCTGTCAAAACCAAGTGTGCCTTTGCGTCGACGGAATGACTGAGCAAACGATGTCTCAGGCAAAGTGTTTAAGAACAGCCGCATCACTTCTTCAGTGACTTCAGCGTCAACCTTGTTGGCTTCCAACGTGCGTAGCACCCCGTTCACAAATGATGTTGCGGGTGCGCGGCGATAGTTAATTTGATTTGCGTTAGCAAATTTCTGAATGTCATCAGCCTTGGCTTTGGGGTCAGCCTTGAGTTCTTTGATTGATTGATCACGAGCGTACGATGTTTCGTACGCTTCAACGTAGAACTCTTTGTTACCATTGCGTGGGTCAACCGCGCTGTACGACAGCCAGTATTTACCCGAACGGGTTAGCGGAAAATAAGGCTCAATGTTGCCACTTGCAAACAGGCGTTGATAGACTTCGGCCTTAATCTTATTGGCGGTGCCCTTGTCTTCGATAGCCGAATCAATACGTGCGTCAAGTACATTCTTAACTTGTTCGTACATCTTCTTGTACGTGTCACGCATTTGGTTGTACACAGAGTGACCGCTCTCGCCAAGGGTGCGCCAGTCGGCTTGCATATCATCCCAAGCCTTTAACTTTTCCGCATCTTTGGCGTATGTAGCGCGAGGCTTGGATGGGTCAACTTGCTCTAACGTACTTGTATAGATAACGTTGTTGAGGGCGTCTACTTTATCGGAGTTAGTTTTTGCCCACTTCTCTACACGTTCAATGATTGGCTCAATGGATTGACTGCGGGCATTTTCTGAGCCGGAACGTTCGCCTACAAGCACGTCTAATTTACCCGCCATGGGGATGTACTTTTGTGCGGCATCGACCAATGCGTTCAGTGGCAGAGCACTGCGCACAATGTTTTTAATTGCGTTAGGTGCGGTACCTGTAAAGAATTCGTTAATGCGGCCTTTCCACTCTGCGTTAATGTACGGCAGTTCGTGGTAGCTTTCGCTTAAAGCGTCAAGCACCTTTGCGCCTTTACCTTGTAGTGCGGCGGCGTACAACACATCACCACTGCGGGATTCGGGTGCAGGGGAAAGAATCTCGTTGATCATTGCATCGGTAGCGTTGAGCGCGGAGTCTGGGCTTTTTGTCTCCATACCCATCAGACGACGGATGAAGTTACCGACTGTGGTCTTAAAGCGTTGCCATGCAGAGATAGGCTCGCCTTTGGGATTGATGGCGGCTAACTTGGCTTGGAACGCGGGATTACTAAACGCTTCAGCAACAAATTCATCTAACGATTGTGCACCATACGCTGTGTCTAGTGAGCCTTTAACATTGTTGTACAACTCTGTAAGTTGTTTAGTCAGGGGATGTGACTTGTTTTCCAAAACATGTGATGTAGTGGCATGGGTGACCTCATGCAAGAGAGTGTGTAAATCTACCGCCATGTCGGAGTTAATACTGATTGTGTCTGTCTTGGGGTCGTAACGACCGGCAACGGATTGGCCGGAAGCGTTCTTTAAGTTTTTCACAAACTTAATTTTTGTATCCCCAATAACTTCAGATAAACGTTGTGCCGCAGTAGATGTACGGCCAAGGTTTTGATTTGCAATCATGCGAAGCGCGCCAAGCAGGTTACCCGACTTAGCCACAGCAATAATGGCAGGGTGCAAGGGACGGGTCAAGGCCACGGCATCCGCAAGCAAGTCAAGTTCTTCATCCATTTGCTCTTGCACTGCGCGATCAAGGGTTTGCTTGGCGTTGAGTTCCGCTAAACGTGCGGCTGTCTTTACCTCACTTGTTATGAAGTAGTACTGTAAGCGGTCAATCAGGGCCTTGCGATCGGCATCACTCAGGGAATTAAAGTATGCCTCGGCATGCTTACCGCCCATTCCGGGAACAAACGCTCCTTCTTTTCCAAACTTTGGATCAGGAATTTGGCCAGCCGTAAGCTGCGAATTGATCTCATTGAGTACTCGTGTTGCATCCTTTTGTGGATACATTGCGTTGTACATGTCTGCCGCAAGGAAGTCGATGGCTTTGGCCTTGTCTTCTTTAGCCAGTGCGTCGTACATGGCAGAGTCTTTGACCACACCCTTGATCTCGGGCTTACCTTCGGGTTTACCCTCGGGCTTAGTATCAGCCTTGGGTGTAGCTTTGGGCGCAGACGTTGTGGTTGTCTTAGGCGCGGCAGTAGCCTTGGGCGCGGCGGTAGTCTTGGGCGCAGTAGTAGCCTTGGGCGCAGGTGTAGCCTCGGGCTTAGTCTCAAACTTAGTTGTAGTCTCAGGCTTTGACTCAGACTTGGTCTCGGCCTTTTTCTCCTTTTTTAGTGGAGGTTCTCCCACATCTTTTCTGTCTGGAGAGACTCCAGCAGGTCGCTTACCGCTTGCCACTCCAGTGCTTGTAGGTGCTTTAGTTCCTGTGGTATCACTAGCGGGTCGAACAGGCTTCTTCGGCTGTTCGCTTGGTTTATTATTTGCATCGCTAGTTCCAGTTGCTTTATTGGCATCTGCATTAGGGGTAGTTGGCTTTCGTGGCGCGGCATTTGGCTTCTCCTTAGTGGTGGGCGTTAAGACCTTACCGCGAGGGCCAAACATCTCGCCTTGTTTGGCTAAACCACCAAAGGCTTGCATGGCAACACCCTCAACGGCTTGCTTGGTAGCGGGGGATAGATTAGGGTTACTACGTACACGCACCAACACATCCGCAACTTGCGGTTGCTGTGCAGGGTCAGCCATGTCTTTGTTTAGTAACTGTTTGTAGAAACCTGATTGTTTAGGCAATCCGGTGCGGTCAAGAATCTCAGGCGTTAGCACAGTACCGAACGAGGCGGCTTGCCCTTCAAGTTCTTCATCAGAGAAGGCTTGTGGTGCGGGGCCTTTTGGTTTACCCATGCCCGGGAAACTAGGCTGTTCCTGTACACGCTCTGTTTTCTTTTCAGGAATGAGCGCTTCCATTGCCTGATTTTGGGCGGGTGCAGATGGTTCTACTTCGGGAGCCACAGGTTCTGCGGCTTTAAAATCTTCTGAGCGTTTTACTAACTCTTGCTCACGTTCTGTCAAGGCAGTGTTTGCATACCGCTGACGTTTAAGTTCTGCTTGGAACGCCGCCGCAACGTTAGTGATGGGCAGGTCACCAATCATTGGCAGGAGAATTTGCAACCTGCGGTCTTCGGTAGTTTTCTTTTCCTTGCGGGCAATAGTGTCGTCCAATTCGGCAAGGTCAGACTCAAACTTTAAACGCTCAGTCTCACTAGCCGTATCCTCTGCGGCCTTACGCGCATCGGCGGCTTGCTTTACCCTGTCAACTTCTTTCTGATTCTTTTCGCCAGCAATCAACTCAATGATCTGTTGTTCTTGGGTGCGACCACCTACCAGTGGCAACTCACCTTGCCGCTCGTCCACTACTGGCGCGGCCTCATCTACCTGCTGCTCCGGGGGAGTCTTCGGTGGTAATGTATCTCCAAACAAGTCAGGCTGTACTTGGTCAAAGGTCTCTTGCAGCGCTGCTTCTTTCCCACCCCTTACAAGTTTGAGATCCTCTTTGGACATCCCTGCAAAAGGGTCGGACGAACGCACGTCTGCCGCACGTTGACGGGTTTGAGATTCTTTACCCGTTTGATACTCTTCGTAGTCAGCGCGGCTTGTGATGACTGAGCCGTCCGGCATGATGACCGGAGTAAACGGCTGTGCGTCATATCCAAGCAGTTGTTGGGCCTGTGGTTTCTTTTCTTCACCTGCGGGTGGAGGCGTTTCCTTATCTAAGCCAAGTTGTGCACGCCGAGCCTTACGGCCAATGGTCATGTCAACAATCAAACTGGCCAACGCACCGACACCTGCGCCGTACGCACCTTCTTCGCCAGAACCCACAAGGATTTCTTGACTTGGGTCATACACACCTTTGGCAATCAGGTTCTGTGCAATTTTCTGCGCCGCTTCTGTTGCACCTTCAACACCGCCCCGCGCTACGGCAGTAGTCATCAGACCTTTAAATGGTTTGATCTGCGGAGCAAGGATGTCAAGCAAACCGGTAGGCGCACCAAGTTGTGTAGCCAAACGTCGCTCTTCGCCTGTGGCACCTTTGGCTTCGGCAGACTCACGGGCTTCACCCGCACCTGCGGCAACACCAAGACCCGCTCCTGCGGCACGACCTGCTAGACCAAGGGGGCCAAGTGCGAAGAACGGTAGTGTTGAGCCAAGACCTTGACCAAGGTTACGGCCAATAGAGTCTTCGTATCCCGCACTTGCTTCAAATGGTTTCTTGGCAACGCCAGCAATTTCTTTAATTTTTTCCCGCGCAGACCTCTCAGTGTCGTCGGGTAACAATGCGGCGATACCAGTTCCTGCGGTCTCGGCCAAGCCAATCGCGCCGGGGACTACGCCCTTAAAGAATTCTTTAACGTTACCACCAAACGTGGTTTCAAGGGCGGGTTCAGGCTGTTTATTAAACTCGGCCATACGCCGCTTAATGTCAACCGAACGTTGATCGCGAATATGACGTTGCGTGGCTAGAACTAAGTCGCGTTCCGAAGCACCTGCAGGGCCTTCAAGTTCATAGACCTTTCCGTCCGGTGCGGTAATCTCGTACAGCGGCATATCTATCCTTTATTTTGCGGGCTTCTCGCGAACAGTAAATCCTCCGAGACCGCCCTGTTTACCGCCAGCTAATCTTGCCTCCACTTGCACTCTAAGCATATCAATTTCTTTTGTTGCCGCATCTTTAGCCGCTTCCCGTTGTAACTCAATAACTTGTTTTTGTTTTAGTGCATTAGCATCTTTAGGGTTAGCTTGCAATGTCATATCGATCATAGCAAGTTGTTTTATAAACGGCCTGTCAGCAATTTCTTCGGCACGAACACGGTCTCTTAACATGCTTCCTAACAAGGACTGTACGCGTGATATGTCGTTAGACTCACGTGCCGCCGCTGTTGCCGAATTTTGTGCGTTAATTTTAAGTTTTTCAATTTCACGCTGTGCGGCATTATCTGCAGTTTGGGCCGTAATTCTTGCGGCGTTATCTTTAGATTGAGTGTCGGTGCCATACATGTTAGCACCCGCAGTAAGCGCATTGCGTTGGGTATTACCGGTTTGTTCATACGTTTTAAATCCACCTTCAATACCACCGGTAACTGCACCGCGATCAAGTCCAATAAGACCTTCACGTGATTTTTGCATCTCGTTAAACCGAGCGCGTTGTTGTTGCTTTTGTGCTGTGTCATAGTTCATAGCGGTTTCAGCGCCACCGGCAAACTCGCCTTGACTACGTCCGCCCATACCAAGCAGATAGCGTTTAATACCTTCGCGGCGTTGCGTCTCAGGGTCAAAGTCACGATCGTAGAATTTCTTTTGACCGGCAATGCCTTCATCAAATACAGCACGTTGTTCGGGTGTAAGTTTTAGACGGTCTTCTATACGTTTTTCTTCCGCTAACTTTTCTGCTTTTGGATCAATGTTCATCCCCGCAATAGACTGACGACGCAAGGCGTTTTGCAAAGTGTCCTCCGGTGGGCCCATCTGTAATCCGCCCAAACCTTGGTCTTGTGGTTTAGGAGGTGCGGCTGGGGGAGCGGCAGGCATAGGAGGCTTTTGTGCCACCTGTGGGGGAGGAGCTATTGGTCTTGGCGCGGGAGCGGGCATAGCGGCTTGTGGGCCTGCCTGCATAGTAGCCTGAGCTTCGGATACAGGTAACCGAGGTGCTTGCTGTGCCTGTGGCGCTTGCGGTGCGGTAGGGGTAAGAGATGCAATACCTAAGTCACGCTTAATACCATAAGGGTTAGGAGGAATTGCCGCACCGCCACGCTTTTCCAATTCCATAAGGCGACCGCGTTCGGTTTCGTCGCGCTCTTGTTTAAGACGCGCTTGGGTATCTGCTTGTTCCATTGCAAGGACACGCGTGCGGAAATCTTCAAAAGACTCACCTTCTTTGCGTTTGTAACGTTCATCCTTAACGCCGTCACCTTCTTTAAACGCAACAATACCACCTGCGGCCATAGCTTGAGGTTCCATAGCACTTGCGGCGCCGGGGGCACTTGCGATACCACCCATTAACTTCTGCATGGCTTCTTTTTGTTCTACACCTTGCTGTTGTGCAAGTTCGCCGCGCTGTTGGGCAAGTTCATTCTTAGTCATGTCCATGACTTCTTTTTCGCGTTGTTGTGCGATAGTTGAACTAGATTCACCGTTAGCGGCTTGCTGTTGAGCCATCTGCAGTTGCATTTCGCGAGCGGCAGATTCCTGCATTGATTTGATCTTTTGCAGGGCTAACAGGTCAATCAGTTGTTGCGATGCAGCATACTTTTGTTGCAATGCTTGTGGGTTACCTCGATAAGCGGCGGCGCGAGCATTAACATCTTGGTCAATCATATTAAATCCTTAAGGAGCCTTAGCCGCAGGTTTGCTACCAAACAACCGATCGTACATATCCATTAAACCGCCAGACTGACTGCCAGCCTGAGAAATTGCGCTAGGTTGGTTGTACGAATACGATTGCGTTGCCAGTGGCAAGTTTTGAAGTAACGACTGCATGTACTGTACTTGTTTAAGTGGGTAGTCACGTTCAGTCTCAAACTGCGTCTTATCAGCAGTGATGCCTTCTGATTCAATACCACGCTCAATACCGCCAACATCAGTTTGTTTCTGCAATGCCGCAAGGCCATATTGGTTAGCCATATCTTGTGCAGTTTGGCCACGTCCTTGTTCTACGTTAAACTGACTCATGGCTTTGTCGTACGCATCTTTGTAGCCCGTACCGGTAATGCCTGACAACTTATCCATCAGTGCGCGATTACCTTCAGATTCCATGATTGCTTGACGTGAGCCACCGTACGAACCCGCTTTAGTAAGACGACTTGCATCACCAATACGTGTAATGTCTGCCTGACGACGCATTTCTGCAATCTGTGGGTTGAGGGATGCCTCAAGGTACGGGTTCATGTAGTTCTTGGCTTGATCTGCCGTAAACGATTGTGGTGTGAACGCGCCCATTGAGGAAGTAGGAATAGTTAAACCTGCCAGCCCCTGAAATGCTTGTGACTGCAGATTAGATGCGCCAGCGGTCAGGGGGCCTGTGTACGCCTGATACGGCTCCGAGGCAAGCGCTTGCCCACGCCCAAGCATCTCTGTGACATAAGGGCCTACGTAGTTAGAAAGGGCAGACTCACGTCCGGTTTCTAAACCGACCATTGGGTCTTTAGGTGCGGTTGTGCCAGTGTTACCTGTTGCGCCTGTAGTTGCTATGGATGTCATATATCACCTTACGCTAAAAATTTATCAGGGTTAATTTGTTTGCCCTGCTTTTTTGTGCCAGTGCGAGCCGTACGGATTTTGTCCATCATTGAATACAAACGTTTTGCACCGGCTTCGGAATTTCCGTTACCTAAGTGACTGACCACATCCGCAGGAATTACAAACTCTCCATGACTTAATCTTGCCTCTTGTTTATTGCCAATTCGTGCTGGAATTTTATCAGCCATTCCATCAGTTGCGCCACCTAAATATCGACCTTGAGCCATACTTGCAAGTCCACCAGCCGCGTACGTGGGCACAGGCAAATCTTTAATTACGCTAGATGCGGCACGAGGCATAACAGCGGCTGTACCGCCACCCGCAGGGGATGTGACTGCCGTAGATGCAGGGAGTGATTGCCGTGCAGGGTTAGTAGCGTTTGCGTTTGCTAGTGCTGTGGCTTGCTCTAGTGCCGTTGCACGTGCCGCATCAGTTGCGGTGGTATCACCTTTTTTAGCAAAACTAGGGGCAGTAAAGTATTGCTGGCCAGAACTTCCGGGGCGGCGCGTAGGGTCATACGTCATAGGTACGCGTTCGCGCACTGCGGTGTACTCAGGGATTTTGCCTTGGTAGCCAACTTTCTCTTGTGGTTTATTGGCTTGGTACAAACCATATAGACCGCCTGCCGCACCTGCTACAGAACGCCAGTCAACGCCACCGTCTTTAGTTGTAAACGTTTTCTTCAGTGCATCAAACGCGGAAGCGCCTACTTTTTGAAGCACCCCTCCTAACTGATTAGACAGCGCAGCATTTCCGGCTAACTCAGGAAAATTTGTTTGAAGGTAATTTCCTATAGCGGCGTTAGCTTCCGAGTTGTAATCGTAACCAGCCTCGGCTTGTAAATAGCCTAGTTCGTCGTCATTAACTGTTACGTCGCCCAAGTAGCCCAATTCGTCATCTTCACCCATGATCTTATCCTCTCAAAATTCTGATTAACTCGTTGTTTACGTTGAGTGCGTCGTTGACTGCACCGCCTCCAGCCATCTTCTTCTTTGGCTTTTGTTCCGGCTTGTTAGCAAAAATGCTTTCGAAGTCGTAAATATACTCAATATCCTTGCCTTCGGGGGTTTTTACGTCCACGCGCTCTTGACCAGCCTGTTGCTGTGGTGCAGGTTTCTTTGGTGGCGCAACCTTTTTCTTAGGCGGCGTAGGTTTCTTTGGCGGCTTGGGCGGCTTTGGCGGCTTTGGCGGCTTGGGCGGCTTGGGCGGCTTATCAGGGTCAACCACCTCATCCTCATCCTCGTCGTCGGGCTCAGGCTCTGGCTCAGGCTCAGGCTCGGGCTCAGGCTCGGGCTCAGGCTCCGGCTCAGGCTCTGGCTCAGGCTCAGGGTCGGGCTCTGGCGCTGGCTCACGCTCGGGCTCTGGCTCTGGCGCAGGCTCG